ATTGGATGTATCGCAGATGCACAGGGTACTGTGGAGACACAAAATTCGTGTTGCTCCATAGATCGCTTGTCGATGAAGGCACCCTCCAGGACATCGTACTGAGAAGTCATAATGACGACTCCGAGTCCTGTATTGGTGCTGCCGACAGCGGTACCGCTGGTGGTCTTAAACTCATAGACCATGCCCTCGAGCTCGTAGCACTCAAAATTTTGAGCGACATTCGATGCCCAAGGGAAGGACGAAGAGAAACCGGGGTTGACGGGGAATACAGTTGATTTAAAATCAATACTGGACTTCACGTCGGCAATGAACTCACGGTGGATCAGAGTCGTACTGTCTTTCGACGATGCGAACAAGGGTGGTCCGTTATCGGTCAAGAGACTGTTTTTGGAGATTTTATAATCACCAAGACCAGTAATTGACTCGAAATACGAACCTGCCGCTGATCCGAGCTTTCCTCCAAGAGGTCCGCCAATTGCGGTCCCGAGGGAAGACCCGAGAGCTCTCGGTAAGCCTTTCAAGTAGGATGATAAAGGCTTGCTCGGCCTAGTGCCACGATTCTTCGTGCGCGACTGAGGCGGAGGCTTATTGGCTGGCTTGCTTCTTTGTTTCTTAGAAGCAGGCATCTTGTAGTTATTGATAGTTTCTGGAACGTTGTCAATAATTAAAGTAATATGGGATACACCACTCAGGGGTGGACTGTACATCACATCTAGTTAAACCCGTGCAGTCTCTTGACTGTCAGCGAAGGCTGTTAGTACGGAAGTTTTAATCAGATGTCTCTGAACCGTTTTGGGCTCCTAAGCGGCTAGATGCAACCCCATGAGGCAATGCCGATTCGTTCTGGCCACTCTTCCTTCGGGAAGTAGAGCTGCGTTTCGACATTCTCGCTACCATCGTAGCAACCATATTTCTTCTTGTTCAATTCCAGACACGAACGGATCTCCGTCGTAAGGATATTGAACTCCGGGCAGGGAATAGGATGACTATATTTGAGTCTCGTCTTGAGGTATCTCTTGATATTTTCCGTTCGAATCGGCTTTAAATGCTGAATCTTGCGGATCTTTCTCACAGAGAAACCCTGATCAACGGTGGCTTTATTTGTATGAAGCCTGTTGAGGAGACAAAGTCTTCCTTCCCAGGGATCTCTCTTCTCAATGATCTCCTCAGGAGGATCAGGAAAGAGAGTATGGATGAAGAAACTCTCATCATCACTGAGTTCTTCGTCTGTATGACTAATGAATTCGATCGTGCATTTCTGCAGGACAAACTTACTTAGTCTGGCAATAGGGTTTGTAACCTTATTAGCCGAGACGAAGAGACAGTGAGATGTATCGTTTACAAAGTGTGCCGCAACCAGCCGCTGAGGACGAGTAAATTTTATCTCGTCCCTAGCAAAGATTGGATCTAGACCATATCCACCTAAGTGGACTGGAAGATACCAATTCGGCTGGAAATTGTGAAAGTATCCAGGGTTCTGTACGGCGAGGCGTTCCAAAGGTATCTTAAAGATATCCCTGGCCCACTTCATCGGAAGGAGCATCCTGTTGAGATCACGCGCGACACTGAGAGGGTTCGTCATTTCTTGACGATCGTCACTCCCATAAAGTAAACGCTGGTTCAGGTATCTAAGTCGTCGCACCTTCCCAGAGGGGAAGATGTGAAAGTCTTGCGAATTAATGGTGGCAAAGTTCGCGGACATAAACTGCTTAGTGGCCTCTATCCTGAATCCAGTGTCTGTAGCAAACTTGGTAAATAGTTCGACTAACAGTTGGTCTGCCTTGAAAAGAATATCATCACCATTGATGAGAGCGTTATTATATATCGCTCTTGCCTGTGCAATCTTCTTCTTCATTATCCGGAAAATATTTGGATAACGGCGGGCCATTTTCGAATTAGCCTGTTTGACCGTATGAACAACCCCCTTGCAATCTGTATACTGACACCACTCATTGAGTGCACAGCGCAGAATCGCTCGGTTAATGATACACAATAGTGGGAAGGACAGCGTGTGACCCATCATTTGGGCTTCACGATGTTCGACAGTTTCTCCGTCAGGAAACAAAGCGTTACCCTGACCGAAAGACCACCTAGCGACGTCGATTAACGGAACCCCATCCAGGCCACAAAGGGCATGGAAGGTCGTTATTCGATTAAGAAGGTTCGTCGCATTTGTGTAATCACTGGCAAAGAAATAAGGAATTTCCGGGGAGGCGTCAGCCATCCTTTGGACCTTTGATGTAAGATCTTCATCCTTCATCGTACTTTGCTGGGTTTTCTTCCAGGCGCCTAACATGGCACCCTGGAGAGGCTGTAGTGCATTGTTGACGTATCCATTTCCAATTGAAAGGATGCGTGCACTACCAGGCTTCGGCACAGAGATTATCTTGATATCATTGGCAACTCCACTTTTAAAGTCGGAAAATGCCTTATTAAGATTCTCTCTCCAGTTTTCAATCCGCCAAAGCGCGATTGTGTGACTGATCCCCCTCAGTCGTCCAACTTCTTCCTCGAGTTTTTTATCTCGAGTGAATGGTACGACAAGTGACAAGGTTCCATTGTCCCGGATTCCTGCTTGTAAGCAGGAGCGGCCGGTAGGACAAAACTTCGTCATAGGCGGAAGATCTCTGAATACGTCTCTTGAGCCAGCGCGAATTGCGCTCTTGATGACTTCCGGCAACTCGGCGATGGGCCTTGAAATTAGAATCTTATGCGATTGCATTTTCTCATTCAAGTCTTCATCCCGTAGCCCTGGCCAAACATTTTTAGCGAAGTGTAAACTCCTTAGGAGTTCTCGCGATGTTGGGCCGGCACGATTTACGTGTTTCCGGATAAAACGTTTTAGTCGACCAGAGAAGATCTCTTCAACAAGAGCGCTCTCCTCTAGGTCAACTACGGTACCCGCGACTTTCAGCATGTTCCACGAACAACGATTTTTGACGACTTTCATGAGTCCTGCGATTCCTTTGTTATGATTTATATCAAAACATAGTTTTGCGAAGACCCGAAAGGATGTCATCATTGCCGTGTAGAATGTTAAAAGCCACTTCTTTGTTTTCCCAGACATGAAATTCTGTGATTTGACGTAAGTCACAATCACTAGAACGATAGACTGGACGACACGATTGACCTCGTCAACCGTGCCGTATGTGTACGAAACCTCCTTGGTTCGCTGCACATAATAAGTATAAAACTCATCATGGAGCGCTTGCTTCAGGAACGTGAGATTATTCGAGAATAAGAAGTTACCATCCTTCAAATCACGATAACCGTAGCGAGAACATTTTTTGTTCCCGCGACGGCCACCTCGTGTACCTATCACAAGTTTGACAGCGCGCGCTGTCATCGTAGTGTAAGACTGCTTACCAGGCATCTTACTTGTTTCTTCACTTTTCAATTTACAAATG